TTCATCCATTAAGCCTCCCAGTGATGTTTCGGCATCTAACACAGAAGACGCAATAGCACTTTCAGCAATGGCGAGGCTATACGTATTACCGCCTAAAGCGGCAAAAGGTGCTTGGGCAAATGCGACATCTCCAAACACCGAACGTCCTTATGCTGCGTCGAGCGAGAACGTGTACGTAACTGCCAAAGTGTCACCACTATCCACAGTTTTGTCGCCACCAGTAAAGTCGCCAGCCGAGAACAAAATGCCAGATGTTCCGCTAGACACGGAGCACAAGAAAGCGCCAGCAATTACTTGGCCATTCGAACTCATCGTGAACGATGATGGAGATGCGGAGTTGGCAATCACCGAAGGATCAGCAGTAGTGGCGGTACCAAATGTGACGGCCTTGCGGTTGCCAGTGTAGTTGGTGTTTTCTGTCCAGCCAGAATGAGACGCCAATGTGTCTCCGGCGGCAAATGAAGTGCCAGAGCCGGGACCAGTAATCAGCCCCAAGTACCAAGCGGCGGTATAACCAGAACCCTTGAAATACTGGCTGTTCATGTCTTGCAGACCTTGGTTAACAACCAAGTTAGGGAAGCTGTCAGACCACTTGACTTGACCGTCCGCACCTTGACAAGTTACTGTAAAGATGCCACCAGCGCCTACGCGTTCGGTGCTGCCGGGTTTTGCCAATACAGATGCAGACACAACGTCTTGGGCTTTGCTGATTTCGTCGCTCATAAAAACTCCTGATTAAGAGATTCGCACAATCGCATTGTTTGCGTCTGGCGTTGGGAAGGTGATGGTGAATGTGTCGTTGTTGACAACTTTGTCTGAGCCAAAGTCTAAAATTGCCACAGATTTATTGCTTTGCGTGGAGTTGTAAATCAACGCTGCGCGAGCAGTAAATGTAGCGTTAGACCAAGATGTATTGGCAAACGAAATGTACGCCGTCGGCACATTAACTGAGTTGTTGCCCGAGGTTGGCGATTGGCTAATGGTCAATGTATTACCACCTGTTGTGTAGCCAGTTCCAGAGCTTGAAACTTCACCATCAGTTGTGTATTCGGTTGTAGATTGATTGATGTTGGCTGCCGCCGTGTACAAAGCAATCTTGAAAGTGTTTGCCGATGTGGGGCCGAAGTTATGCACGGCCTGCATAAGCTCGACCTTGAAGGACGTGGTTGCGGTTTGAACAATACTCATGCTACTTGTGTCCTTACTTGGCCATCACGATAAGCATCCATGCGTTGCTTACCATCAGCCAGATTTTTGTACAGTGCGATTGCTTGCACGTAACGATCTTGTGCCAGTTTAACCATATCGCCCTCTTGGCGCATGTAAACAAATGCTTCGCAGATTGTTCCGTACAGCAGAACAGAATCAAAGTTGTCGCCCAGCCAAGTTGTGTTTGCGGTAACGATTGATTCGGGGTAGTAGTAATAATGCAGCTCGGCTTGGTACGCCAAGTCTGGTGTTGGGCCAACAATAAATGACAGCTCATTTACATCGTTTGATTGCGGACCAAATATAGCGTAGTGTTTTGGCTCACCACGACCTGCTGTGTTGGGATATGCTTCACGAACGAAGTTCACATCCTTATTCAACAAGTACAAGAAGTCGCCAGTAAACGTTACCGTACCAGACACCGTGCCAGAGTTAAGTTCGGTCAACACAACTGATGTACCTGAAACGCTACGCACTAAAGCCCCAGTTCCAATACCAGTACCAGCAACCGACTGCCCCGCAGTGATCCCAGAGGAATCCGCAACGGTGATCCTCCGTTCGCCAGTAGTACCAGTAGCTGTAGTCGAGATAACGGGGTATACCGCCAAGCTATAGGTGGACAAAAAGTCTTCTGGGGCCGCCAAATACTTGTTGCCCGCAGTTAACGCGCCCGTCACATTCTTTCGCAGATTAGAAGGCTGCGCAGTGTTATAGATGCGCTGCTCCGCCTGCCGAATGAAAATATTCATATCGACAGTTGGGAAAGTGTTTTCGCAGTAGTCAGTTACCGCGACGACGAGCTCGTCATACGTCATGCCATTGGGCCTCGTGCCATCAGACCTTTGGTAGCTGCGCCAGTGCCACGCACTTTGATGCCGCTAGTCTTGGTTTTTTCTTCGCCCGCAGAGCGACTGATGTTGCCGACAGACATATCAACCGTATTGGCTTTGCTGTGGTTTGGACCCGAACCTGGGTTCTCCACTACACGCACAGTTTTGCCCGACATGGTGTGGGGTTTGGCGTAAGCCGAAGCCGGCTTGTTATTTTTAGTGGCCATGATGACCTCCTTATTTGTATGTGAAGGAAGACTTTTTCTGGTTGGCAACTTTAGCCAAACCACGACCCAGTTGTTTCATCTGAGCGTTAGTCTTGCCACCTTTGGCCAACTTAGTAGGCGCCTTGCCAGGGTGCATGTTTTTCTCATGCTTGCCCACAGCGGCCTTAATCATTTTCTTGTCTTGTGCTAAATCCATCTTGTCCATTTTAGACTCCTGTCGTTACCGTTACTGTACCAATTTGCGCCGCCATTGCCAAGTAGTTTGGCGTCAAAGCGGCATCAAATCCTCTTGCTCCACCAACAGGATTCCAGCCCCATTGAATGTCTCGTGAACCACCAGACAAATTGCCTGCTGCGTTTACGCCTGAAGTTACGTAAGTTGTATCGCGACGTGGGCCACGAACACCTTGAGGGTCATCCACCGGGTACATACCCAGCAGCAACTGCGGATGGTCAGGATCCCAGCATTCTGGGCAGACCTTCAAATCGTATTGCTTGGTCTTGATGATCTCGGTCTTGAGCTGTTTTAGCTTGTACTGCTGCCCACAGCGATCGCACTCCGCGATACTGTACTTGCCAGAAGCAAACCGATTTCCCATTAAGCGGTACCACCACCGATAAACATCTGACGCGGCACGAACCGAATTGCGGCTTTCTCGTGGTCTTCGCCAGCGGCCAAGTTGAATTGCTCATCGTAGACCTGCTTGAGCATGTCGATGCGTGGCATCAGCTCAGGGGTCTTCATGGCGATGTAGTACGCCAAGCCAGCCGCTACGGCGGGCAAGAAGCGGAAGTTCATGTCACCTACTTGGATACCGCTGCCAGTATCCTGAACACGGCGCATACGCCAGTAGACAAATTGGTAGCTTGTGCTGTTATCTGGCGTTGGCCACACAGTAACAGCGGGTAGCTGGGGTACGTAGACAGATGTGCCGTCAACGTGAACTGCGGCTGTTGTGTTTGCTTGCCCACGGAAGCATCCGCCGAGCGTATTGCCCGAAATGTACGTGTAGTTGATGATCTCGTCATCCAGCTTAATGAAGCCAGCACCGGCCAAGCCAACCACGGAATCAAGAATAATCGAGGTGTCTGTCGCAGTGATGTTGCCGTTAAGCGTCACATTAGTTGGGTTAGTCTCGCCAGACAAACGTTGAATCCACACTTGGATTGGGCGTGCCTGTTGCAGCTTGTTGGGGATCGTCGCATAGGTAGAAACACTAATACGAGTGATGTTCAAATCCGCTTGAGTAGACGAAGAATTTGCGCCCGTACGGATCACATGGTCGAGCAAGTCAACAGTGTCGTTGGGGAGTGCGTAGGTGTTCTGGCCAGGCGTCAGGTCAAAAAACCCTTCCTCGATGGTCCACATGTTCAGGCCACGGTTGGCCCACTCAATGGTCATCAAGTTCATGGAACGACGAGCAGTTCGCAAGTCGTAGCCGGTGCGCATCTCACGGCCGGCACGCTCCCACGCCTCTTCCGCAAGTTCTGTGAACTCTAAGTTGAATCCTGTGGTGCCGGTTGTATAGCTCATTTAGCAGTTCCATGCCCGAAGGCTTTTGTTGATACGGCTGTTCGGATCTTTAGCTGTCTTCTCAGAAGTCAGCTTCTTCTTCATCCCCGACATTCTGGCGCAAAAAGAGTCACGACGGCTGCCGCCTTCAGGCTGTGGAGCCTTCAGACCGGGCTTGCCGGGGTTTGCTTTATTGTAGGAGGCTCGTCCTTTGGCGTTCAACCCGCCCTTTTCAGACTTGCCTTCCTTGCGTTGCCATGCAGGGGATTTAGCCATTACTTCACCTTTGCGGTCTTAGCGGAGTCAATGAATGCTTGGGCTGTAGGCGCACCTTTGGCACCGGGCTTGCGCATCTTTTCGCCGCGCTTACGCTTGGCGTTGATGTTGGCATACAACCCCACCGGTCCGCCTTCAGCGTACTGGGTGAAGTTAGTATCGTCGCGGCGCGCCTTCTTCTTCGCGCCCGGCATCTTTGAAGGATTGATATCCCCCATACCACGACTGGCCATCATGATTATTTCTTCTTTACCATGCCGCCGCCACACATTGGCAAGCCGTTAGTGCTAGGACCTTTGCCCATTGTGATTTGCTTGCCTTTGGTCTTGCCTTTAGTTGCAATTCCGTCGCGGCTAGGAGCTGCGGTTTTGACGCCGCCCATTTTGCCTGCGCTTGTACCAGCTTTTTGTTTCATACCTGTAGCCATGATGTCACCACCTTTAGAAAATTTGCGGCCCTTGTCCGCAGTTGAAAAATCTTTGCCCACGGATTGTGGGACTCCTACTTTCTTGGCAAACGCCGGGCTATTTGCCACGGCTGCCATGAAATTGTGTTGTTTTTTGCTAGTTGATGGCACTTCGCTGCTCCTTAATCAAGCTGTCCAACTTGTCGTTTAGCCTGTCGAAGCGAACATCTATGTGCGCCACAATCTTGTCCATCTCTGCTTGCGTCACATTGTCCCGGGCAATCTCTTCCCGAGTCCTGTTCAACAAGATTTGGATCCGTTGCGTCTCGTCCCAGATCGTCTTCGCCAGCCACACCAAGAGGCCAGTGAAGAGAGACAAGATTGTGTTCCACAGCATCATTTCCATGATTTAAGCCACCTGCTGAACAGTTACGATAATCGCAGGGGTCACAGGACGTGTTGGGTTTGTTCCGGCTGCTGCGTACAAAACTTCCAAGCTGGTATCAGTGCTAGACCAATACAGTTGGAAATAATCGCCGGAGTTTGCCTGAATCAAATAGTTCCAAGAAGCAATCGTCTTACCGCCGCTGTTTGGAATGTTTACCTGACCGTTTGTTTCTGCAACGTTAGTGCCGTTTTTAGACAACCAAACTTCAGCGGTCGAAAATCCAGTACCGCCAGCGCGTGAAAACTGTGCTGAAAACTGCAAGTTGTACACGCCGCCGGTAGAAATCGTAATCCTAGAGCCGCTAACCACTGATACACCGTTAGCAAAATCAGTTGTATCCAACGTGAACAAATTGGCAGT